TCAGGCATGGACGCCCACTTCCTTCATCCCTGTCGCCACCAGAGCGGCCCGCGCCGCCAGCCCTGCTGCGTTGGCAGCCCAACCCTCCGGGGTTTGCTCCACCAGGCGCAGCGCGCGCAGGCGGCGCAGGTCCACCTGCAGCGGTCGCCATTCCCCTGTCTTCTCGCCGCGCTGCCGTGGCGCGCCGCTCGCGGGCAGCCAGAGGAGCGTCCGGCGGTCACCACGGCTCAGCGCCTTGATCAGCCGCGTCGCGTCCTCCGCATCCCCGGCCGGATTCATCAGGACGTAGCTGGTCACCCTGCGCACCCCCAGCGCGGCCAGCATGCGGTCGCTAAGGGGGCGCCGCGCTGCCAGCGTGTCCGAGACGAAGCTGGGCGCCAGGCCCGCGGCCCTGGCCCACGCGTCCTGCGACCCGGCCTCCGCGATGGCGGCGCGGAGCAGCCCATAGAGGTCGGACTCGCGAAGAGAGGTGGTGCTCATCTGCGGCGTAGCGGACAGCGCGCCGCAGGGGCTGAGGGCATTCACTGGTCAGTCTCCTTCAGTGCACTTGCGGTGGCGGCGTCTAGCGCCGCGACGTAGCCGTAGCCTCGGGCCGAGAGGTACGCCGCGGAGGCGCCCCCTTCCCGCCCCTCGACCCACCAGTGCCCGCCGCCATCTGCGAAGAGCGTGTCGGTGATCCAGCGCGCAACCACCTCGCGGCCGTCCGGCGCACGGAGTTTGTGCGCGAAGGCCGCCTGGTGCTCGGGCGGCACCTGGCCGTCCCAGACCACCGCCACCTGGATCTGCTCACGCTGCAGGCCGGCGCGCCGCTGCACGCTAACGGGAGCGCGAGTCCCCTTCATCCCCTCAGGCATTGGTGGCTTCCGGCGGCTTGACATGGCGCTGGTAGGCCGCGGCGCGGGCAGCTTCGGCGCGCTTCCAATGCGACTGGTCATCGAGCTGTCGCAGGGCATCCATGGAGCGGAGCGCCCGGTCGATCGTCCGGAGGACGGAGGCGGCATCGGTGCAGCGCTCGAACGCCGCCACGATCTCGTCCGTCCGGATCTCCGCGTTGCTGCGCACGCGCGGCGCCTCGGTGGTCTCGCTCATGCCGCGTCCCTCAGCAGCCAGTGCAGGATGGGCTGCAGCTCCATGAAGACGGTCGCCGCAAGGAAGGGCATGATTAGGATGGCCGCGATGGTGCTCGCGCAGTCCACAGCCGCCCTAGAACGGGATGTCGGCATCGGCAGCCTCCGAGCGGGTGGTGACGACGCGCGGCGCCTGGCTGCAGCTCTCGGACCGGAGCACGAAAAACTGCAGCTCGGGGTTTGCGATGGCGAGGCGCTCCGCCTCGCGCTGGGCGTGCTCCGGCGTCTCGTGCCGGTAGCTCGGCGGCTTCATGCCGGTCGGGCACCAGACCACCCAGAAGGTGCGGAACGGCCGCCGGGCCGCGACCCTGTGCCCCAGCAGGTCACGCATCGGAGCCGCCCTCCCCCGCCTCATCGGCGGGCGCATCGAGACGGACCCTTCCTGACGGCGTCAGGACGTAGGTGTTGAAGGCCACGCCGGCCGCGAGCCAGCCGGCCGCGATGCAGCGCTCAATGGCGGACTGCCGGTCAAACTCCGGATGGTCCGCGGCGTCGCTTTGGGGCGCGTCGGCATAGATGCCGGCGCGCCGGACACAGCCCTTCTCCCGCGCCTTCGACAGGACCCGGTGGAGCGCGGGGGTGCACTTGTCCTGCGGCCAGGGCCGCGGCTCCGGGACGTGCTTGGGCGTTTGGTTGTCGAGCGGCAGCGCGATCTGGGTCTCGATGTCCATGGCGGTCAGACCCTCATCGGCATGAGGACCGCCAGGCCGGCGGGGAACTCCACCCGCATCGGCGCTGAGGGATCCTGGATGTGGAAGGTCAGGCCGCTCGGTACGGCATGGGCCACGGCACGCAGGTAGCGCATCTGGAAGCCGACCTGGACCTCGGGCGACGCCTCGTCCCAGGCCGCCACGTCCTGCGGCATCTGCAACTCTGCCTCGCCCTGATCGGGGCTGGCGACGGTGATCCACACGGTTGTGTCGCCCTGGCGCTTCTCAATCCGCACAGGACGCGAGCGCTCGGAGGAGATGCTCGCCGCCATCTCCAGCAGCCGGGCGAAGCCCTTCGGATCCGGCACCTTCAGGCGGCGCTTGGCCTGCCCTTGGGCCGGTACGACCCGCCGCCAGTCCGGGTAGGTGCCGTCGATCACCTTGGCCTGGATGACCCAACCCGGCGCGACGAAGCGCACGCGCGTGTCCGAGACCGTGACCCGGACGGCGCCGGTCAGGCGTTGGGAGAGAAGGCCCCGCACGACCGACACCGCGCCACGCGGCACGATGACGTCGGGCATCCGCGCCGCGCCCACCGGCACCTCCTCCTCCGCCAGCGCCAGGCGATGACCATCCGTCGCCACCGTACAGAGCTTCGACTCCGGCGCGGTGGCGATGTGGAGATAGAGGCCGTTGAGGTAGTAACGCGTCTCCTCGGTGCTTATCGCGTGCCCCGGCAGGGTCAGCAGCCGCCGCAGCGACGCGACCGGAATGTCGAACTCGCAAGCCCGCGGTGCTGGCCCGTTGAACGAGGGGAAGTCCTCCGCCGGCAGGGCGAACATTTTCGCGGTGAGACCTGGCGCGCGCAGGATCAGGCGACCCAGCGCCTTGTCCTCCTCCAGCGTTACCTCGGCATCGGGAGGCAAGCGGGCTAGCAGGTCCACCAGCACCTGTGCGGAGACGGTGACCGGGCCCAGCGTTCCGCGCGCCGGGGCGATGGCGGCGCTGCGAAGCTCCATGTCGGTGCCCACAGCCGTCAGCACCTCATCCTCGACCTGCAGCAGCAGGTTGGAGAGGATGGGGACGGTGTTGCGTCGCGCGGTGGCAAGCTTCGCGATCCGCGCCGCGTTCAGCAGGTGCCCGGCCAGGACCAGTGCACCGCTCGCCGGCGCCGCGATGGCCGCCTGCGCCTCAGCCTTCTCGGCATAGGTCATCCCATCAGGCATGCGCCTGCACTCCCTCGGGCTTGGGTTGAATTCGGCTCGTGGTGAAGAGGACCGCCTCGCCGCGCATGGTGTTCTCGACCATCGCGGTGAGGTCGGCAGGCAGCTGACCTCGCCATTGGCTCAGTCGCTCACCAGCGCGCGGGCGGCTTCGGCGATTAGGCGGACACCAAACGGGGTCGGATCGACCAGAACGACGCGCCGGTCAGCCGTGCTGATGCGGCGGTGCGCCAGGTTCAGGTCGCGGAGGCGGTCCAGCGCGCGGGTCACGACCGGCTTGGACACCTCGAGCGAGGCGGAGAGGCTCGCCACGGTGGTCTCGCCAGGGCGCTCCACCGCACGGGCCAGGACGGCGATCTGGCGGACGGTGATGTTCGCGGAGAGCTTCTCCACCGCCTCGAAGGCGGTGGCGACCTTGGCGCCTGCAGTACGCAGAGGGGAGCTCTGTAGCTGGGCGGCGGTGGCGCTGCCCGACTGGTTCGGCGTGGCGCGGGTGAAGCCCTTGGGGGACAGGTCGGCCATGGCTCAGGCCCCCGTCACGGTGAACGGGGCGCCGGCGCTCATCTCGGCCGCGCGCTGGCAGGCAAGCTCCACCAGCTCCGGGACGAAGGAACCGCGCCGTTGCAGGGCCTGGGCACTGCACCCGCCCTCGGCATCGGTGACGTCGATAATGTCCAGCGCCATGCGCCGGATGGCGGCCTCGCGCATGATCGGGCCGCGGGTGCGTGCCCAGGCGTAGGCGTCGCTCAGCCCCTGAGGCCAGGACAGCGCGGCGATGCTCTTCCGGTCGCCCTTGCCGGTCAGGCCTTCGGGGTAGAGGCCGATGCTCATCGCGCAGTCAGTGCGCGAGCCCGTCCAGATGCTGGCGGACACGTCGGCTTTCGGCCCGAGCATGCCTCGCAGAACTTCGAGGTGACCCCAAACCGCTGAGACGGACATCTCGTCTCGCGGTGGCGGCAGGGCGGCGCCAGAAGCGGAGGCGCCGAGACCAGACTGCCCCTGCAGCGCCGCGGAATTGTTGGTGATGGCGTTCATAGTCAGACCGCCTCCTCTGAAGTGAGGACGGCGCGAGCAGACGCCTGCCTAGCGTGGACACGCTTCAGGGTCGGCACGATCACCCGGACCTCGCGGTCCAGGTTCACCGCACGCCGAAGCTCAGAGAGCACCATCTCCACCAAGTAAAGGTCGGCGAGGGTGGCCCGGGCCTCGCTCTCAAAGTCTGGAGCTCGGGCGATCAGCGCAGCGTCAGCCTGAGTGTTCTGGCCGTTAACGATGCAGATCAGGTTGGATTGTCCATTGCTTCCAGCGCCACCAGTGACGCGGAAGTGCTGGCTCGAAAGTGCCTCAGCTACCCATGGAGGGGAGGTGATAGGCATTAGCGGGTCTCCGGCGTTGCGGAGACCTTGTTAGTACCGCTAACAAGACGGGGCAACCAGAAAATTAGTCAGACTAATTTTTTTCGGCTTCGGCCTTGAGTTGGGCCACGATGCCACGGATCGCAGCCGTCGCAACCGGCTGCATCGGGCCGGGTAACTGCCGGATCAGTTCTAGGGTCTCCAGCTCAGCAGCAGTCTGCGCCTTGGCCCTCTCTTCCGGGTCGTCTCCATGGAGGAGCCAACCCGTAGACACTTGAAGCGCCAAGGCAATTCGCTCCAACGTCGGGAAACGTGGGGTGGCCTTCCCCGTCTCGTACTGGCCAATCGCGCCCGTCGTGATCTTCACCTTAGCCGCTAACTCGGCCTGTGTGTTCCCGATTCGTTCGCGCTTGGCGCGAATGCGATGGCCTATCGCCAATGCACGTTCAGAGACGGTGGATGGTTTGTTAGCCATGCTCAGGCATCGCACAGCCTGATCCGCACGTGCTGTTAGTTTGCCTTGCAACCGAATGTTAGTCGGCCTAATAAGTACGGCATGAGAGACCCGATCCTCCAAGAGGCCCTGAAGGTGCGCGGCACCATCAGTCGCATTGCTGCCGCCGCTGGCGTCACGCCGAGCGCGGTGAGCCAGTGGCAAAAGGTCCCGGCCGAACGGGTGCTTAGCGTGGCTGAGATCACCGGGCTCGCTCCTCATGAGCTACGCCCGGACGTGTTTCCCGCACCCCAACCTGCGGAAGCTTGCTCCTGATGGGCGCGCTCGTTGGCGCAGTGCCGTGGGCGCTGGCCACCGCCGCCTGGCGGATGCTGGCCTAGATGGGTGCCTCTGAGGCGCGCCGACCGGACCGTTGGCCGGACGCCATGGAGCGCTGGTTGCCGAGCGGCCCGGCCGAGCCCGGCACGGCAGCCATGCCGCCCCTCTCCTGCATTCGCCGCGGCGCGGTGGCGCCGATGTGCCTCTCGTCTCATGCGATCGATGTGCCCGAAGCCGCCTCGGATCGCATCTGGAATCACTCCACATGCCCCGGAGCCGCCCATGAGTGACCGCCCCGCTGACAGCGACATGGCGTTCAAGACGCTGGCTCGCGTCCTGATCGAGAAGGCCGGCGGGCTGGAGGCTGCGGCGGCCTGCCTGCGCGGCAGGGTGGGCCGATCCCAGCTCGCCAACTACCAGAGCGCGCACCACGAGCAGTTCATGCCCGTGGACGTCGCGGCGCGCCTGTCTATGGTGACGGGTGACGCGTGCCTGATCGAGGAGATGGCGGCGCGTATGGGCTTCCGCCTGGTGCCGATCGGCGCGGTCGAGGCGGGCTGCGCGGTTCAGATCGTCTCCGCCGTGGCCCAGGAGACGAATGAAGCGCTGCAGGCGCTGTCAGCCGGCATGGCCGATGGCGTGATCTGCGAGCGGGATCGCGATCGAATCCAGGGCGAGCTGCTCGACGTCGCGCGCAGGGCAAGCGAAGGCGCGGCCGCGCTCGGCGGGACGGCGCCCAAGATCGGCGGTGCGTCATGAGCAAGGTGTCGCTAGAGGCGGGCCAAGTCTTCTCCGCCTGCCAGATGGCCGCGCGCTCCTTGGCAAAGGGCCGTGGGCTTGATCCGGACATATGTGACCACGCGCTGATGTCGGAGGCGGCTCGCGGTGTGGCGGCGTTCCACCGCGTGATGGGCCAGCCCTCCTTCGCGGAGTGTCTGGAGCGCCTGGCGGACGCCTGGGAAGAGCAGGTGACGGCATGACCTCGCGCATGAGCGTCGCCGAACTTCACGCATTGCAGAAGGAGGTGCGCAGCCCCTCCGCCATGTTCCAGGCCAAGGGCCGCCTGCCGGTCGGCACGATGAACCGGACCGAGGAGGCCTATGCGGCGCACCTCGAGGCGCAGCGCCATGCAGGCGAGGTGCTCTGGTGGAAGTTCGAGGCGATCAAGCTGCGCCTAGCTGGTAGCACCTTCCTGACAGTGGACTTCGCCGTGCTGCCTGCGAGCCACGTGCTTGAGCTGCACGACACCAAGGGCGCCCGCGCGATCATCACCGACGACGCCAAGGTCAAGATGAAGGTCGCGGCCGAGACCTACCCCTTCGTCTTCAAGATCGTGATCCCGCGCAAGGCCCGCGATGGCGGCGGATGGGACATTGAGGAGATCGGCCGTGGCGGATGAGCAGGAAGTGCCTGACCCCGACGTCGGCGGTATCGCGTCCGACCGCCTGCGCTCCATCATCGAGCGTGTCGAGCGGCTGGAGGAGGAGCGCAAGGCCCTCTCCGACGACATCAAAGACATCTTCACGGAAGCCAAGAGCGCCGGCTTCGAGGTGAAGGTGGTCCGCCAGATCATCAGGATCCGCAAGCAGGAGCCCGCCGAGGTGGAGGAGCAGGAAACGCTTCTGGACCTCTACCGCCGGGCCCTTGGGATGTGACCATGAGCACTGACGCACCCGAGCCTCTCACCCCTTCGGATTGCGACCTGAGGGGTCTGCCCTTCATGCCGCTGGACGTCGTGCGGCTGGGCGACAGCGACCTGGTGGCGCTCTCCACCGGGGACGAGTTCAAGGCCGCCGTGCTGCTCTGGGGCAAGGCCTGGTTGCAGGTGCCTGCCGCCAGCCTGCCCGACGATCCCCGCATCCTCGCTCACCTGTCCGGCGCCGGCTCGCGCTGGTCGAAGGTGGCTGCGGTGGCGCTGCGTGGCTGGGTGAAGTGCAGCGATGGCCGGCTCTACCACCCTGTCATCGCGGAGAAGGCGCGCGAGGCGTGGTCCTTCCGGCTTCTCCAGCGGGAGCGCAGCAAGCGTGCCAATGAGAAGCGCTGGGGATCGCGCGGGGATGATGCGCGCGATGCTCACGGGATGCCCGACGCATCCCCGGAGGCATCCCCGCGAGGTGCCCGCAAGCATCCCCATGGCGATCCCCATGGGGATGCCCGGCGCGATCCCAAGGGACAGGGACAGGGAAAAGAAGAAACCCCCTCGCCCCCTTCGGGGGCTCCCTCCCCCAGCGGCGCGACGGCGCTTGGCACGCGGCTGCCGGAGAACTGGCAGCCCAGCGAGACCGATCGGCAATTCGCCCACGGTCTGGGCCACGACCCCGACGAGGTGGCGGCCGGCTTCCGCGACCACTGGCGCGGCAAGCCGGGGAAGGACGGGCGCAAGGTCGACTGGTCCGCGACCTGGCGCAACTGGTGCCGCAACCAGGACCGCTTCGCCCGACCACGCGGTGGCGGCGCGCCGTCCTCGGCCGGCAGGTCGAAGCTGGGCTGGATGAACGAGCCAGGGACCTTCGAGAGGATGGCAGCCGAATGAACGCCGTGACCACCCGCCATGCCGGCGCCGTCTCCCCGACCACCCTGGAGCCCGTCGAGCCGAGGATGAGCCGGGCTCTCGCAGTGGACGTGGCGCGCCTCGTCGACCCGGATCCTGCTGCCCAGGCGCTGCGCAGCTTCTCGCCGCGGTCCATCACGCCGGCCCAGCGCCAGGAGGCCGAGTGGGTCGCCGAGCGCTACCGCAAGATGCTCGATGCGCCGGTTACCCGGGCGCAGCTCGTGGCGTGGCTCGGCGCGGTCAACGCAGCGTGCCGCAACCCGCAGAACGAGGCGGACCTCCGGGTCAGGATCAACGCCATCGGCCAGGACTGCGCCCACCTACCGGGCGCCTGCTTCACGGTGGAGAGCCGCCGCGCCCTCTATGCCGAGACTCGGTTCTTCCCCTCGGCGGGCGACGTGCTGGCGGTGGTGGAGCCGATCGCTAAGGGCTGGCGGGCGAAGCTGGCTGCGCTGGAGCGCATCGCTAACCCGGGCGGTGGCTGCTCCCCTGCCCTCGCCCATGAGCCGCAGCAGGAACAGCGCACCCCGGAGGTGGTAGCGCATGTCGCGGCTCAGCTGCAGGCCTTCAAGGCGGACGTGGCCGCTAGGCGCAACGACGCGCCGGCCGGCTCTGAGGCGCGCCCCGTCACGCCGCGGCACCTCACGCCAGCGCAGCTTGCGGCCACGCTCCGCCAGCAGATCGCCAGCGGCAAGGACACGTTCGGGGTGGCAGCGATGCGGCTTCGCGCGCTCGAGCAGCGGCATGGTGCTGGAACAGCAGGGGGAACACGGTGAGCTACGACAGGAAGGCTCCGGAGCCGCTGAAGGGTGGCACGGAGCTTGGGTTGACACTGGCAGCCGGGACGGTGGCGCAGGGCCGGGCCTATGTGATGACGGACGAGCTGCGGGATGAGCTCTACATCGGTGCGCTGGCGGCGGATGCGACGGGCCGATTCACCCGGCCGATGGGCAAGCCCGAAGACCGGAACCGGCGCATCAACGTCGGCGAGGATTATGGCTGGAACCCTCGGCAGCAGGCAGCGGCACGGCACCTCCGTAATCTCTGGCGCCGGAGCCTGCGCGGCATCGGCGCGCCCGGCGGATTTGGTGATCGCACCCGCGGCGGTGGCGGGGAGATCAGCGACGAAGAGGCGCGGGATGCCACCGAGGCCTTCCGGGAATACTCGGCAGCTATGGACTGGCTCGGAGCGCGGTGCAGCGCGCGGCACGTCGGCGCCGTGCGCCTGGCCGTGATCCATGAGGACGCGCCCACGCTGGGCCGGTCCTACTTGGTGCAAGAGGGGCTGACCGTACTCGCGGATTTATGGAAGCTGCGGTGAGGGAACCATCTGAAGTAGTCCGTGCATCTCTGGAGTTGAGCAAGGGCGACGACAATCCGAACCGGGTCGCAAGGAATGTGCTGCACGACCTTCGGAGCGCCGGCTTCGATATCCGGCATAGCGCTTCGAGTCTGCTGCCAAACGAGATCAGCGCCGAGGATCGGCGCGCTCTGATGATCGGCCGCGCAGCTTGCCGCTTGCTGGTTGTTAAAGGTCAGACCGCGCTGCCAGATCAGGTATCCCAAGCGGGAGATCGATTGGGCGTTCTCATCCAGCGCCTCCCTTCCCTCAACGCCTCCCGCTGCTCAGAAACGATTCGGCACAGCATGCCCTAGCTACTTGCCCTGAATTCCTTCGTGACCGTGCGACAGCCTAACCAAGCGCCGGTCGCCGTGGGACACAAGTTTTCACCTCAGTCAGGTAGCGCGGCACCGAGTAGCTCCAGAATCAGTCCACCACAACGCGCCAACCCAGCATCACCACGGCGCCCGCGACAAAAACCGCAAGGCCAAGTCCCAGATGCGTCCAAGTCAGGGCAACGGCGCCGAGTGCAAGAAGAGCCGCAACCCACAGGTAGAAAGCGGTGCCAGCCATTTCCTACCTCCTTGCAAAGGCTGTTGTTCCGTGCAACTCGGCATCTGCTAAGCGCTCAGCCATAAGCGCTGAGACGCTATGTTGGTCCGGCACGCTGTCGCGCGACCAAGTCCGCATGCCGAGCATGAGGAACAGCTTCGCACCCGCATCAGCGATCTCAGCTGCGGAAGTCGAGTTTGGGGTCCACGTGGTTCCTGCCGCAGGAAGCATGCAGAACTGACTCTGAAGGTCTACGCCCGCCGTCGCGACACGAGTGGAGCCTCGGTGCAGTTCCCAAGAGACCTTCCATTGCCTTGGACTATCAGCCTTGGGAAAGGAACCCCCAGCGGGTTCGATGTTGTTAGCTAGACGCCACATCATCTTACTCATCGGATGCTCCACCAGCCGGACTACCGCCAGCTTAGATCTGTAGACGGCGTTGGTCGTTGCTCAGTGCTCCTGGAATTGACACACACGGCTCCAGTGCTCTTCAGCACGACCCTCAGGGCAGCCCTCCTGCCGCCAAAGCACGTAAGCACGCTGGCGGAAATGTTGCTCGAGCGCGCGCCTCCAGCAATCGCCGTCCTGACCTACAGGTCGCCCTGCCTCAATCCACAGAAAGTAAGCCCGTTCACGCACAGCCTGCTCAAGGCCGAGCTTCGTCTCCGAACTGCTGCTGAGCTCATCGCCGTACGGCTGCAGCGGGCCACTCCGGCTAGAATGGCATTTCGCCGTGAACTTCCGGAGTTCCTCATCCGAAGCCAGTTCACTGTGTGCCGCGGCTTCCAGAGCCTTTGCTTCATAGCTCTCATTCGTGGCCGAGGCCTCCGCCCCGCCCAGGGTGACTGGGAAGGTATGTCTCGCCAACCCGTATTCATCGAGTACGTCGATAAGGCGCTCGGACATGACTCTGTTCCTCTCATGTTTGGCGGATCAGATGGTCTGCGCACGTCACGTGCTGCTGGCCCAGAACTCGCTGGTGCCTTGACCACAGATTGCATCTGCGACGATCGAAGGCGATGCATCCTTGATCAGCTTGAAAACTGATCAGCGACGCAGCCACTTTGCACGGCTCGGCCCCACCGCTCGTTGCACGCGCTTGCGTGGGAGTCGCCGCAGGAAGAAGACTATAACTAAGTGCTTCGGCTCTATCGCGAATATCTTAGAGCCGAGGGCTTACGAAGCGGCCACTCACGGCTTTTCCCTGTCAGACAAGGTTCAGGACTTCTAAGCCTGAACTTCAAATCAGAGGGGCCTGCGAGGCGATTTCGGCACCGAGCTCTCATTTCGGGCCAGGTGCTGACGAGGCGCCGCGCTCTGGGCTACCCTCCGTCCCCGCTCGAACTCCCAGCGCACCGGATTCCGAGCTTTGGAGCGGTGCTCAGCCATGCCCTCGTTCTCGCTGCGCTCCTCCGCAATGCGATCGGCCATCTCGGCCTCATGATCTTGTCCCATCACGAATCTCCTTTCGGGCAATCGCCTGCCTGCATGGATCACGGCGCTGGCCGCTTACCCGCGGTTCGAAATGGAGAGCCAATCGGCAAGTGGCCAATGCTCTAGATGGTCATTCGCTACTGCACGCCACAGTGCGTGCCGGAGCACTCTTCCGTGTCCACTGCCGGCGCCCGCCAACGCCGTGGGCCAGGTGACAAGGAAGCCGCCATCATCAGCCTCGCTGCCTAACCGGCAGCATCGAATCAGATCTCCCGAATCCGCGCGACCCGAATAAGCTCTTGGTATTTCTGGAGCCTCGTGGGCCATTGCGGCGGCCGAAAACCGGATTGCTCCCGCGCTGGAGGCAGTTAATGCTGAGGGTTCCTAACATGGGCCGCCCCATTCTCGTCCTGTTCGGCGGGGCGATCGTGCGGTGAGCACTCGCCCAACCCTGATATTCCGCTTGACGAGCCGTCTTCGAAGTAGATAGATCGCGATGCCGGGCTAAGTGCGCCCGGAGCCCAGCGCCCCGCCGGCACCCGCCGCGGGGCGCTTCTCATTTCAGCTTCAGCTATTGACGTAGGAGCGGCCAGTGAGCGTCCGCGTCGCCGAAGACCGCTCCATGGCGGTTCGGCCCGGTCAGCTCGTCCGCACTGCGTGGGTGGACATAGATACATGCCAGCTCGGTAACCGCGCGCAGATGAGCCCCGAAGCCGTCGAGAAGAAGTTCCGCCGCCTGCTCAACCTTGGCGACTGCGCCCCCTGGCCCCCTGTCGTCGGGCATTGGGAAGGTGAGCGCTTCACGGTCTGCGATGGGCGGCACGACTACCTGGCCAGTCTCATGATTGGCCGAGACAAGATCTTCGTCTGCTGGCTGGAGGAGGCGACATGCTGAGCATCTCCGCCACAGCCGACGTCGCTGCTGCGCGCCGCATGCTGGGCAGTGCCATGCGGCAGTTGCCTTTCGTCACCGCCGTGGCGCTGACGAGCGTGGTGAAGCAGGCGCAGGCGGCGGAGAAGCAGGCGCTGCCCTCCGTGTTCGACAAGCCGACGCCCTTCACGCTGCGCGGCATCGCCGTCCAAACGGCAAGCAAGGACAGGCCCACAGCAGCCGTCTATGTGCGCCCGCAGCAGGCAGCCGCAGGCCTGCTCCTTCAGGAGACGGGCGGCACCAGGACGCCGCCGAAGCGGGCGCTGGTGCAGCCCGTGCAGGCCCGGCTTAATCAGTACGGCAACCTGCCCAGGCGTGGACTGAAGAACCTGCTCGCGCGCCCTGACGTGTTCGTCGGCACCGTGAAGGAGATCGGCGGCGTCTGGCAGCGCCCCACGCGCGGCAAGCGCCGCGACGGCACCTCTAGCACCAAGGGCAACACGACGGCGAAGCTGAAGGGGCAGCGGACAGGGCTGACCCTGCTGATCGCCTTCGAGGACGACGCCCAGTACCAGCCCAGGTTCGGGTTCAAGCCGCGCGCCGTGAAGGCCATGAAGGCAGGGCTGACGCCAGCCTTCCGCCAGGCGCTCTCTCGGGCGTTGAAGACAGCTCGCTGAACCTCTGCTGCACCGCCGAAGTGCGTACAGCCCGTGAAGGGCGCAACAAAATGAATGCGTCTGACGCATGCTGAGACCGCCAGGAGCCCCGGTCCATGCAGCCACGGCATGCGCAACATTATTACGCGCTATATTGTTTCACGGGTCCTTCCCGGGGACCTTCCCGGACGCGGGTATTTCGCACCGCGGCTCTCGCGAGCGTCTGACCTGAAAACTACTGGACAACAACATTGAGGTGCCCGGATGAGCGCCGCGCTGGCGGCCGAGCCGCCACCGCGCAAGCGCCGCTCCCGAAAGACTGAGCCGTCGGCGCCGCCGGCGCCTCGCATCGTCAACAAGCGGAACCTCTGCCGCGAGGCAGGGATCTCGCGGACCACGCTGGACGAGTGCCTGGCGCGCGATCCGACCTTCCCGGTCGTGAAGCGCGGTGGCGGCAACGGCGACGGATGGCAGTTCAACGCGCAGCTCGCCGTCGCGCGCATCGCCGATCTGCTGGCGCGGACCGAGAAGGACCTGTCGCCGAACCAGCGCTTCATGGACCTGCGGGCCCGTGACCTGGAGCGAAAGCAGGCGATCGAGGCGGGCGGCCTCCTCGTCGCGGATCACATGCGCGCCGCCCTCGCCCGCGGCCTGACTGCCCTGCGGCGAGGGATGACAGGCACGATCCCCGTGAAGGCGGCCGAGAAGCTCGGACTGACGCGGGAACAGCAGCGGGCCCTGCGGGCGCTGATCGAGGACGAGCTGAGGATCTTCGTGACGGGCTTGGCGCAGACGGGACTACCCGATGCCGACGAATGACCCGGGCCCCTTCGCCGACGCGGATGCCCTGGTGCTGGACGCCTTCTCGGCGCTGATCCCGCCCGAGCGCCTGGCGCTCTCGGAGTACGCGGCGCGGAACCGCCTGCTGACGGACGGCATCGGCGAGGAGGCGAAGCCCTTCGACCGGACGCGCGTGCCATATCTCGCGGGTCCATCGGACGCCCTGACTTCGGGCCGCTACACGACGGTGGCGGTTCCCGGCCCGGGCCAGTGTGCGAAGACGACGGTGGCCGAGAACTGGCTGCAGTTGACGGTCGAGACCGACCCGGCCAGCTTCCTCTGGTACATGCAGACGAAGCCGGGGGTAGAGGCCTACGTCAAGAAGCGGATCGAGCCCATGATTCGGGCTCATCCCCGTATGCTGGAGCGCCTGGGCTCAGACCCCGCTGACGACAGCCTGGCGTTCAAGAACTTCGGGGTGATGCAGGCCGAGTTCCTGTCCTTCGGCAAGAACACGCTGATCAACAAGAACGCCCCGCGCATCGTCGCCGACGAGGTGGATAACTACGACCTCTCCGAACTGGGTGAGGCGAAGCCGATGCTGGACGTCCGGCGGCAGGTCTTCGGCGAGGACAGTTGCCTGTTCCTCTTGTCTCACCCGGACCTGGCCGTCGGCATGTCGCCGGCCGGCTGGAACCGCGGGATCATGCGAGTCTACCGCGACAGCACGCGGGGCATGTGGTGGTGGCCCTGCCCGCGCTGCGGAGCACACAGCAGCCCGAACCCAGGCGCTGCGCGCTTCATGGCGCTGGACTACGACGCGGAGGCGCCCTTGGACGAGGTGCGGGACATGGCCCGCCTCCTCTGCCCCGTCTGCGGCGGGCTGATTGAGGATCACGAGCGGCGGGCGATGAACGCCGAGGGGCGCTGGGTTGGCGTCGGCGAGGAGATTGAGGTCGAGGGCCGCGTCACGGGGCGGCTCATTGAGCACGACACGGCAGGATTCTGGATCGTCGGCGTCATGAGCCCCTTCGTGCACGGGGGCATCGGCGGGCTGGCGCGGGAGCGGGTCGCGGCGGAACGCGAGATGGAGCGCTCCGGTGAGGAGACGACGGCCCGCCAGGTTGTGGTGAAGCAGTGGGGTTACCCCTTCGTGCCGCCGCGGAAGATCGGCAGCGTCGACGCCGAAGTGCTGGCGGAGCGTGCGGATCCTGCCCTGAAGCTTGGCGTGGTGCCGGAGTGGGTCCGCTTCATCACGGTCTGGTCTGACGTGCAGGCCAACCGCTTCGAGCCGATGTGGCGCGGCTGGGGTGTGGGCGGCGAAAGCGCCGTGCTGAAGGTGGAGAAGGTCGAGGCCGAGACGGCAACGGACCCTGCGGCTTGGGATCGGCTGCTGGCACTGCTGCAGCGACCCTTGCCGCTGGCGGATGGGTCCGGCCGACTGATGCGGCCGCGCGGTGTCGGCATGGATATGGGCGGCGCCGCCGGCGTTACCTCACGGGCCTACGAGGCTTGGCTACGCTGGCAGCGCGCCGGGAAGGTCCGGCGGCTCGGCCGGGTCGGTGACCGGGACGCATGGGACGTGATCCTGACGCAGGGTGCCTCCAAGCCGCAGGCCGCACGTCTGCAGGTGGTCTATCCGGACGAAGTCCGGAAGGCTCGCGCCGCCAGCGCCGTCGCCCGAGGGCAGGTGCCGGTCGCGCGATTCAACGCAAACCTGTTCAAGGACGATCTCGCCGCGCAGCTGACACGGGCTGAGCCCGGCCCCTGGTACGTGCACCTGTCGGACGAGCTGAAGGACCGGGCCGGACCGCCGCACCCGTGGATCGAGCAGCTCGTTGCCGAGCAGCGCATGCCGAACGGCAGCTGGCGCAAGGCAACCACGGGCGGCCGGAACGAGGCAGCGGACCAGATGGTCGGGACGCATGTCCTGGCCCGGCTGCACGGCCTTGGCCGGATCAACTGGGACAAGCCGCCCGCCTGGGCGGCGCCGCACGACACGAACACGCTGGTGGCGCTGCCGCCAGACGAGAAGCCGCCCGCCGGCCCCGCCGGCATCGTCACCACAACGGCGCGCCCCAAGGGCGCGCGCCTCGCCTGAAGGAGGGCTTATGGCTACGAAGCTGACGCTCCTTCCCGACGGCAGCGTGCCGCGTGAGACGGTGCTGGCCATGCTGGCCGAGGCGCGCCACGCACTTCACCTGCTATCGATCGGCAAGAGCGTCGCCAGCACGCAATACAGCTCCACCGGCGGCGGCATGGGCACCAGCTTCACGCAGGCCGATCGGAAGTGGCTGGCTGAGACCTACATTCCCGATCTGGAGCGTCAGGCTGGCGTGGCCGCGCTCCGCCGCCGCCGCGCCATCGGCGTGAGGTTTGGATGAGCGGCTCCAAGCTGATCCATCCGGACGGCCGGCCTGTGTCGCGCGTCGAGGTTGCGCATGCCCGCATGAAGGGGCTCGCCGGTACCACCCCCTATGACGCGGCGGACCGGCACTCGGCCGAAATGGCCGGGTGGAACCCCTGGCTCGGTGCGCCCGACCAGGAGCTGGGGCCTTATCGCGACACCATTGTGGCGCGCGTTCGCGACCTAGTCCGCAACGACGGCTGGGCGTCCGGCGCGATCACCAACGTGCTGGACAGCGTGGTGGGCGCGAACCTCCGCCCGAAGCCGAAGCCCGACTTCCGCAGCCTGTCCTGGTACTCCAGCGCCTTCGACGCGACCTGGGCTGCCGAGTTCGCCATGCAGGCCTCGTCGCTCTGGCGGGACTGGGCAGAGGACCCCGCGCGGTGGTGCGACGCTGCCCGCCGCCACACCATGCCGCAGATCATCCGTCTGGGCTTCCGCCACAAGCTGGTGGATGGCGATGCCGTGGCGGTGATGCGGTACCTTCCGAGGCGCCGCGGCTACGGGCGCGCCAGCTACGCAACGGCGGTCAAGCTCATGGACCCCGACCGCCTCTGCAACCCGCATGAGGCGATGGACACGCCCACCCTGAAGGGCGGGATCGAGCTGGACGAGGAGGAGGCGGCGATCGCCTACCACTTCCGCAGCGCGCATCCGGGCGACTGGTCTGCTGGCGCGAGGCCCTGGATCTGGGACCGGCTGCCACGCGAGAGCGACACCGGCCGGCCCATCGTGATCCACGACTTCGATGCGGACCGGGTCGGACAGACCCGCGGTGGCGCCGGCATCCTGGCACCCGTCCTATCCCGCCTTCGCATGCTCGCGAAGTACGACAGCGCGGAGCTGCAGGCGGCGCTGATCAACGCCATCTTCGCCGCCTTCATCGAGAGCCCGAACGACCCGGCTCTGGTGCAGGACGCGCTGGGCACCGAGGATCTGCCCGCCTATCAGGCCATGCGGGCCGACTTCCACAACGACAAGCGCCTGAGGCTGGGCGATGCGCGGATCGCGACCCTCTTCCCGGGCGAGAAGCTGACCTTCGCCAATGCGGCGCGGCCGAGCACGGCATTCCCGCAGTTCGAGGCCGCCATGCTGCGCAATGCGGCATCCGCGATCGGCGCCTCGGCGCCCGAGATCTCGCAGGCCTGGGGTGACGTGAACTACAGCTCCGCCCGTGCGGCCGCGCTGAACGCCTGGCGCACCGTGACCCGTCGGCGGGCGGACTACGCCACCGGCTTCTGCACGCCCATTTACTCCTGCTTCCTGGAAGAGGCGATTGATCGCGGGCTGCTCCCCCTGCCGGCCGGTGCTCCAGATTTCGTGGAGGAGCGTGCCGCCTATGCGCGCTGCGCCTGGTACGGCCCCGGACGCGGTTGGATCGATCCGGTAAAGGAGAAGCAGGGCGCGGTGCTCGGCATCCAGAACTATCTCAGCACCTATGAGCAAGAGGTCGCGGAGAACGGCGGTGGCGACTGGGAGGAGACCATGGCCCAGCGCGCCGTCGAGGAGGCCACCCGCAAGCGCCTCGGCCTGCCCGACCCGCTTGGCGCCCGCGCGTCGAAGATCATGAAGGGGAGCGAGGGCACCAAGGCCGAGGACGAAGCCGAGGACGCCGCGGCCGATGGCTTCGGGGCTGAGGAGCCGATCGAATGAGCGGTCCCGACCTGTTCCCGAGCCTCGCTCAGCGGATCTTCAATACCCCTCTGGCGCTACATCCTCGCAAAGCGGAAATCGCGCTGGCAGCGCTCGCCGAGCGGATGGGCGTTGCCCGCGTGATCCGTGCCGACGGCGGCGAGATGGGCGCCTTCGAAGATGATGACTGCCTGGGCTTCGATGAGGAGGCCAGGCCGCGCCGCGTCGGGTACGACATGGTCGAGGGCGTGGCAGTGATCCAGGTCGAAGGGATGCTGGTCCAGAAGACCGGCACCCTGCGCCCCTACTCCGGTATGACCGGCTATGACGGGCTGCGGGAGAACTACCTGACCGCGCTGGAGGATCCGGGCGTCGAGGCCATCGTATTCGATCAGAACAGCGGTGGCGGTGAGGTCGCGGGCTGCTTCGACTTCGTGGACCTGATCCACGCGAACAAGGGCCGCAAGCCGACCTGGGCCATCTGCGCGGAGTGCGCCTATTCGGCCGCCTACGCCATCGCCAGCGCCTGCGACTACATCACCGTGCCCCGCACCGGCGGGGTGGGCAGCGTCGGCATCGTGACGATGCTGGTGGACTATTCCCGCGCCATCCGCGCGGACGGGCTGGAGGTGCACTTCATCCGGTCCGGCGAGAAGAAGATGCTGGAGACGGTGCAGTCCTATCGCGGCGTGAAGCGCGACCTGCTGGAGCGCCTGCAGCGCGACGTGGACAGCATGGCCACCCTCTTCCACGAGACGGTGGCCCGCAACCGCGGCCTATCCGTCGCTGCTGTGCGCGCCCAGCAGGGCGATTACTACCTCGGCACTCAGGGCGTGAGCCTGGGCCTCGCCGATGCCGTCATGTCGCCGGATGAGGCGATGACGGCCCTGTTCGCGCAGCTGGACGCGCGCCAGCCCGCGTAACCCGGCGGCGCATTCCGCGCCCGCCATTCCGGAAGGAACCGACGATGTCGAACCGCTCGCTGGCGGGCCGGGTGAGCGCGTTTGCGCACCTGGTCGGCGCCCGCCGTACCAAGGCCGTGGAGGACGAGGGGCCGCCCGCTGACACCACGACCACCGAGGGCGCCCCCGCTACCACCGAGGAGGTGGAGGAGGTCCAGGAAGAGGTGGACGAGACGAAGGACAAGGTGGACGAGCTGGAGGAGCGCATCGAGGCGCTCGAAGGCACCGAGACCACCGAGGACACGGACGCGGAGCCGGAGGAGCCCGTCGCGAAGAAGGCCTGGCAGGCCGGCCGTCGCGCTGGCGCCAAGGCCGAGCGCGCCCGCGGCGCCGCGATCTTCGGCGCCCAGGAGGCCGCCTCTAATCCGGCGCTCGCCGCCAGCCTCGCCTTCGAGAGCGACGTGCCCGTGAAGCAGGCCGTGGCGCTGCTGCGTGCTGGTGCCGCTGGGGCTGGCGCACCGCGCAAGGGCGGGCTGGACCAGCGCATGCAGCGCCAGCCGCACCCGCCGCTCGCCGGCGGGGCTCAGGGCGGCGGCGCCGCGCCGGAGGGCAGCGCCCAGGCGATCATCGACCGCATCACCGCCGCCGGCCGCGCCGTCGGCGTCGTCCCCGCGAAGCGCTGAAAGGAGCCCACCATGGCCGCCAACCCTCCGCAGGTCCCGGGCTTCCGCTCGGAGACCTACAACCCGGACCGGCTCATCGCCGGCTCGGCTGATCTCATCACCGAGACCGCCGTCATTGCGGCTGGTGCCAACCTGGAGCGCGGCACGCTGCTCGGCGTGATCACCGCCAGCGGCAAGTTCACCCAGTCGCTCACCGCCTCCAATGACGGCAGCCAGACCCCGGTCGCCATCCTGGTGGACTATGCCCCCGCCGCCTCGGCCGACGTGACCGCCGGCATCTACGTCGCGGGCGAGTTCAACGAGAACGCCATCATCTACGGCACCGGCCACTCGGCCGCGTCCGTGAAGGCGGGGCTGCGCGCGCGCGGCATCTACCTGAAGACCCCCATCCCGGCCTGACCGGCAGCCTGAAGGAGAGCACCGGCCATGCCCGGCATCTATGATCCCGTTGTGCTGGTGGGGGTGGTTCGCTCCCTCATGCGGCCGAAGAGCTTCCTGCTCGACACTTTCTTCCCGAACGTCATCACGGCCACCACCGAGGAGGTCGCGATCGACATCGAGAAGGGGAACCGGCGTCTTGCGCCGTTTTGCTCCCCGCTGGTCGAGGGCAAGCTGGTCGAGGGCGTGGGCTACACCACGAACCTCTTCAAGCCCGCCTACATCAAGGACAAGCGGGCGCCCGACCTGCTGAAGCCGGTGCGGCGCGCGATCGGCGAGGCGATCGGCGCCGGCGAACTGACCGGCGCCCAGCGCGAGGAAGCGAACCTCGCGCTGGAGATGGCGGATCAGATCGACATGATCGTCCGCCGCATGGAGTGGATGGCGGCCAGTGCGCTGCGCGCTGGCACCGTCACCATCACCGGCGAGGGCTTCCCGACGACGGTGGTGAATTTCCAGCGCGATGCCGCGTTGACCATCGCGCTGACCGGTGACGCGCGCTGGGGCCAGACCGGCGTCATCCCGGGCGACACGATCGAGGATGCGGTCACGCTGGTCATGCAGAAGTCGGGCGCGGCGGTGACCGATGTCGTCTTCACCCCCGGCGCCTGGCGTAAGTTCCGCACTGATCCCTTCGTCAAGGACGCCATCCAGTCGCCGAACAACACGGACGTCTCGATCGCGCTGGGCGGCGGTGTGGCGCAGGGCGGCATGTTCAAGGGCACCTGGGGCAGCTACCGCCTCTGGCTCTTCAACGACTGGTACACCGACCCCGTGGACGGGCAGCTGAAGCCTTTCCTGCCGGACGGCACGGTGATCCTGGGCTCGGCCGCGATCGAAGGCCGCCGCATGCACGGCCTGATCAAGGACCCGAAGTTCAACTACCAGCCCATGGAGTTCGCGCCGAAGTCCTGGCTGACCGAGGACCCCGCCCAGCGACTGCTGATGATGCAGTCCGCTCCCATCGTCGTGCCGTTCCGGCCCGACGCCTCCGCCTCGATGATGGTGATCTGACATGGCCCAGACCCCACGCAGCCAGAGCGCGACCGGTGACGGCTCCCGTTCAACGGTCGCGGCGCCGGCCACCCCTGCCAGCGCCCCCGCCGCTGCCCCTGCCGCCGCGCCGGCCACTGCCGCCTCCGCCCCGGCCGCGACCGTCCCGAGTGGCGCCACGGTGAAGGTCGAGACGCCGCCCGCTGCGGCGCAGCCCGGCCCGACCAGGCGCGTCGTCGCCGTCGGCTCCTTCCTGGGCGGTACGCCCACGGAGCCGGAGACGATCGCACCGGGTGCAGAATGCGACCTGCCGGAGAAGGAGGCCCGCCGGCTGGTGGACCTCGGCCTGGCACGCTGGCCGGGCGAGGCCGCGAGCGCCGTCAGCCCCTATGACGAGGCGATCAAGGACACCACGGCCAAGATCGGCGAGGGCAAGGCCGACGAGGCCGTGCAGCGCGTCGAAAATCACAGCCCGGAAGACTAACGGCCGTGTCCCTGAACCCCGGCTTGCTGGCGCTTGAGGCCAATCTCGAGACGTTCGGCAAGCCGGTCACCTACATCTCCCCGGATCAGATGGTGGAACTGACCGATCTGACCGGGCTCATGCTCAAGGTGCCGGTCCCGCTGGGACCGGACGCCGAGGACACGGGCGGGATCGTCCAGACGCGCGACGTCCTGCGCCTCCTCGCCTCTGACTTCCCGGACGGCGTCGAGCCCGAGCAGGGCGCCCTGGTGATGATCGACTGTGAGCCGTCCCGTGTGTTGGACGTCCAGAGCGACGCGAGCGGGTGGCACGACATGCCCCTGGGCGCTGCCGCATGAGTGGTTCCGTCCCTTCCGGACCCGGTTGGCGCGCCGATGTCCGCAACACCGTCGCCGAGATCCTCCGCCTGTCCATCCCTGATCTGGGCGGACGGGTCTTCCGCGCGCGGGTCCTGCCGGTGGGCAGCGACGCCAAGCCTGCCCTCCTGATCTACGGCTATGCCGAGAAGAAGGATCTGCTGAACGAGGGCGGCTGGCAGCACCAGTTCCGCGTCACCTCTGCCATGGTCATCAAGGTGCTGACGGAGAACGCCGACGCCGAAGCCGCCGAGGCGCAGTGCGAGGGCATCACTGGCCAGGTCGAGCGGACCATCCTGCGCTCGGCGAAGCTTTTCAGTCCCGAGGACGGCAAGCTGGAGCGCTGCGCCGCCGTGACGACGCAGATCACGGCCGAGCAGAAGGACAGGTTCGCCGAGGCCGAGGCCACCATCGAGTTCCAGCTGGTCTGGGCTGAGGTCTTCACCATGGCTAAGCCCGACACCTCCGAATGTGACGAGGTCACCATCGGCCTCTCTGATCCTTCCATCCCGAACCCGTAGGAGCCCGCCATGTACGTGAAGCCCGCCAAGGGCCTGCAGGTGCCGGACCCGGAGCTGCGTGACTACCTCCCGAAAGAGGGTCGCGAGGTGACCCCGTCCGAGTACTGGACCCGCCGGCTGATCGACGGGGACGTGAAGGAGGCTGAGGCGCCGCGGGAGCCCAGGCCCAAGCCCGAGGCCGGCGCCCCACAACGCGCCGCCGACGCGCCCGTTCTGCCGAAGGAGTAACGGCCCGTGGTCTCGTTCAACGAAATTCCCGCCGGCGGCGCACTCCGCGTTCCGCTGTTCTTCGCCGAGCTGGACGCCACCGGCGCCAACCGAGGCGGTCGCCTCCCGAAGACGCTGATCATCGCCCAGCAGCTCGGCGCTGGCACGCTCACCCCGGGCGTGCCCGTGCTGAGCGAGGGCGTCGGCTGGGCGAAGCAGACCGCCGGCCAGGGCTCCATGGCGGCGCTCATGCTGGAGAAGTACCGCGCCCGCGACGACTTCGGGCCGGTCTATCTGCTTCCCCTGGCGGACGACGCTGCCGCCACGGCGGCCGCCGGGACGCTCACGGTCACGGCCGCGCCGAACGCCGCCGGCACCTTCGTGCGCAAGATTGCCGGGCAGCGCGTGGCAGTGCCGGTCTCAGCCGCGCAGACGCCGGCGCAGATCGCGACGGCACTCGCCACCGCCATCAACGCTCTGCCGGATCTGCCGGTGACGGCCTCGGCCGCGACCAACGCTGTGACCATCACGGCGAAGAACAAGGGGCTGGCCGGGAACGAGATCACGGTCACCACCACCGATGACGCTCAGCCGCCCGGCCTGGCGGTCACCGTCGCGCAGCCCACCGGCGGCGCGGGGAACCCTGTGACGGGCCTGACCAATGCGCTGGCGGTGCTCGGCGACAACGACTTCGACTTCATCGCCCTGCCTTTCACGGACACGTCTAGCCTGGACGCCGTGAAGGCGCACCTGGCGACCCGCTGGGCCTGGTCGAAGATGCTCTATGGGGGCGCCTTCGCCTGCGTGCGCGGCACCCTCGGCGGGGTCACCACCATCGGCGCCGCGCGGAACGACCCGCATGTCTGCCTCATGGGCGTGGACAGCGCGCCCGAGCCGGGCTGGATCTGGGCGGCCGACATCACCGCTGCGGCGGCGGTCAGCCTCAGGGCGGACCCGGGCCTGCCGCTGCAGACGGTGGCCCTCAACGTCCAGCCGCCGCCGCTGGAGAAGCGCTGGAGCCTTGGGGACCGCAACGCCCTGCTGTTCTCGGGGATCGGCACCTTCACCGTCGACGCGGATGGGACGTGCCGGATTGAGCGGCTGATCACCACCTCGCAGCGGAACGCCTTCGGCCAGCCAGACGACAGCCTTCTGGACGTGGAGCGGCTCTACCTCACCGCCGCCATCCTGCGCCGCCTCCGCACCTTCGTGGAGAGCACCTATCCGCGCATGAAGCTGGCGGACGATGGGACGACCTTCCGTCCGGGCAATCGCATCGTCACGCCCGGCATGATCCGGCGAGCCATCTCGGTTCAGTACCGCAGCATGGAGCGGGACGGGCTGGTGCAGAACAGCGATGCCTTCGCCCGGGCATTGGTGGTCGAGCGGGACAGCCAGAACCGGTGCCGGGTGAATGGCGTGCTGCCGATCGTGCCGATCGACCAGCTGCGTCAGGTGGCCATCCAGGCGCAGCTCCGGGACGCCGTCGGCGTCGCCGGCGCCCTGTAAGGAGGACGGACGATGTCCGAAAGCATGCGCCGGATTTCCGGCACCTCGTTCGCCACGGTGGACGGGGTCAGCCTGCCCGTCGCCGGCAATCCCGGCTACCGCCCGTCGAACGTGATCCGCGAGACCATGACCGGCGAGGATGGCGTCCACGGCTTCAGCGAGAAGCCGCAGCCCGGGATGATCAAGTTCCAGTGCCGCGACATGGCTGGCATCGGCATCTCCGGCTTCCAGGACATGTCCGACGTGACGGTCGAGCTTCGGCTCAACAACGGCAAGATCGTCACGGGCACGGGCATGTGGAACGTCACGGCGGTCGAGGTGAACAGCGCCGATGCCACCTTCGACCTCGAGTTCCATGGCGACAATGTGGAGGTGGAGGAGTAGCCCATGAGCGACGCAACCGAGGACAACGCCCCGGCCACCCTTACCCTGACCTTTGATCCGCCGATCCACTTCAGCGGAAAGGACTACCATGAGGTGACGCTGCGCGAGCCGACCACGCAGCAGTACGCGGATGCGGCCGACCAGGGCGGCATCCGCAGCATCCAGCACCTGGTGCATGTCGTCGGCAAGATCCCGGCCGCGGTCGCGGGCCTGGTCCCGATCTCCAAGACCATGGAGGCGGACCGCTTCTTCATGCGTTTCACCGTGCCCGCCCCGGCAACCTCGAAGAGCTGATTGCCGACCTGACGGCGTTCTTCAGCTGGGGGCCGGAGGCCGGGTGGAACATGACCGCCACCCGGCTCCGGTGGTGGGCCGCGCAGGCGGTACGGATTAAGCAGAGGGGAGGCGTCGGGAATGGCTGAGAGCATCGGCGCCCTCTCCGTCACAGTCACGGCGATCGATAAGGCCACCGGGACCATCAACTCGGTCCGGGACCGCCTCGGGACGGTGGCCGAGCCGACCCGGCAGCTGACGGCGGCCTTCGGCCGGCTGGGTGATGCCACGGGTCTGTCCCGGATGAGCACGCACCTCGCCTCAGCGGCGGGGTCTGCGACGGCGCTGGCGCGCAGCGTCGCCTTCGCTGCGGTGCCTCTGGCAGCCGGCGGCGTCGCGGCCGGGGCGGTCACCATGGCCACCAATTTCGTCACCACGGGCAAGCAGTTGCTACGCGGTGCGCGCGACCTGCAGATGACGGTGCCGCAGCTGCACGCCTTCCAGATGGGGGCGCAGCTCGCCGGCGTGAGCGCTGAGGACGCGACGGATGGCCTGCGCTCCTTTGGCAAGGTGCTGTACGACGCGGTGGGCGGGCGGAATGCAGAGGCGCTTGGAGCCTCCATGCTCTCGCGGCTGCCCCTTAACCTCCGCAATGCCGCGGGCGGGGCCCGCACGGCCAGCGAAGCGTTTGGGGACCTGGCGGAGAATGTTGCCAAGCTCAACCACGCGCCTCGTGAGCAGCGGGAATATGCCCGGATCTTTGGTGTCGAGAACTTGCTGCCGATCCTGCAGCGCGGGCGAGCTGGCGTCGCTGCACTGCTGCGAGAGGGCCAGACACGGCGCCCCTTCACTCTGGAGGAAGCCGAGCAGGCGAAGCGGCTGGGCGACCAGTGGAACAGCCTGCGCGTGGATGGCGACCGGCTGGCGCTGACCATCGGCTCGGCCATGGCCCCGTCCATGGAGCGCGCCGGCGTCGCCATGACCAAATGGGCCCGCGCGAACGGCGAATGGGCCGGGACCGCGATAGGCGAGCGCGTCGAGCAGGTGAGCGGGCGCGTGCTGACGGTGGGCCGCGGGATCGACAGTGTCGTCAAGTCCACCATCGGGTGGACGGCGGCGACGGATCTGCTGACCCTGGCTATCGGGCTGCGACTAATGAAGGCCCTGACCGGGGTCAACGCGGCGACGCTGCTCTTCGCGGCCACGCGCTTCCCGGCGCTGACGGCTCTTGCGGCGGGCGTCGGGGCGAACGCCCTTGTCGACCGGAAAGGGCTGCATGACGAGGCGCGCCGGCAGGCGCAGCTTCGGGAGAGCGGCCAATCCGGGTGGCGGATCGGCGGCCGGCCTGCGGGCGAGGTGGTGGGCGGCGCCTGGCAGGGCATTCGCTCGTTCTTCGGCCTGGGCGGCGCAGGCGGCGGGAGTGGCAGCGGCGGCCGCACATCAGGCGGCGCCCCGACCGCCGCGCAGCGCGAGGCGTTCGAGCACTTCCGGCGGATGGGGTGGTCTCCTGAGGCCGCGGCGGGGATCGTGGCCAATGGGGTCCATGAGAGCGGCCCGAACCTCGACCCTCGTGCCGTCGGCGACAACGGCGCGAGCTTCGGCACCTTCCAGTGGAACCGGCGCGCAGGCCGACAGGAGGCGTTCCGCCGCTGGGCAGGCAAGGACATTCGCGAGAGCACGGCGGCAGAGCAGCGCGAGTTCCTGAACCACGAAATGACGCAGGGGAACGACACATCGCTGCGCCTCGCCGGACAGGCGCTTCGGCAAGCCACGACGGCGGCCGAAGCCGCCAGGATCATGTCGCTGAAGAACATGCGACCGGCCGGCCGCTACGGCGAGGCGGCCGCACGAGGAGCGACGGCGGAGGGCCTGCTGCCCCAGCTCAACCGCCCTGCCGCACCGGCACCGGCACCGGCTACCGCTCCTCCGGCAGCGGCCCCAGCGCAGAGCCCCCTGGATGGGCCCCGCGCTGATGCTGGTGGCCGGCTCTCCGTCGACGTCCGCTTCGCCAATGCGCCGCGCAACATGGTCGTGTCGGCCCGGCCGGAGGGGAACGTCACCGTGGAGCCTCCCCGGATCGAGACGTCCATGCTGGGCTGGGGGCTGGCATGAGCCGGCAGACCAGCTGGCGCGCCAGCCTCCGCCCCGCCTCCTGGCGCGGCCTGTTGTTCCAGGTGCAGTCCGCAGAGGCCCTGGCGGGGCGGCGGGTGCACCTGCACGAGTACCCGTTTCGCGACGAGCCCTGGGCCGAGGACCTCGGCCGCCGCACCCGGGCGATCCTGGTCAAGGGATACCTGATCGGCGACGACGTCGCGGATCAGCTCGACGCCTTCCAGGCCGCGGCCGAGGAGAAAGGGTCCGGGCCGCTCGTCCATCCGCTCCGGGGCGACCTCGACGTCACGCTGATGGCGCTCAGCTCCGCTGACGCCTGGGACCATGGCCGTGTCGTCAAGCTGACGATGGAGTTCGTGGAGACCGGCGAGCGCCGCTTCCCCACCAGCGCGACCGACGGCAGAGCGGACGTGGCCGGTGCTGCTGGGGCGCTGGAGGAGGCTGCCGCGGAGAGTTCCGAGAGGGGGATCATCGACACCCTCAGGGATGGCTACGAGGGAACGCAGCGCATCGCGACGACAGCACGGTCCTACGTCGCGGCGGTGAGGAGCTACGTGAACAGCGCGATGGGTGCGGTCCGAAGCGTGGGGGCCGTCGTCGGGGCTGTCCCTGGCCTCGGGAACCTCGGGCGCTACATCAACGCCGGCACCAGCCGGATCGGTAGGACACTGGGCTCCGCCACTAGCATGACGAGCCGCGTGTCCTCCGTCCTCTCCCGCATCAACGGCTCGCGCGCCAATGTCTCGCGCCTTGGCGATAAGATGACCTCGCTGGTGCAGAAGCTGTGAGCACGCCCGCCGAACTCCTGGCAGCGATGAAAGATCTGGTCGCGGGCCTGGCCGAGGCATCGCTGGACCCGTTCGACCGCGTGCGGGTGCTGACTGCCCTGGCGGGAGTGCCCATGCCACCGGATGGATCGGCAGCGCTGGCGTCCTTTGGGCGCCGCGCGGCTCTGGCCTCACTCGCCCGGGCCGCATCGGAATGCCAGCCACGGTCTTACGATGAGGCGGTCGCTCTTCGTGATGGTGTCTGCGGCCTGATCGAAGTCGAGGAGACCTTGGCGGCCGACGCTGGGGAGGACGGCGTGGTGGCCGCCCTCCGGACTCTGCGAGGGGCGGTCGATCGCGATCTGACCAGCCGCGGGGCGAGCCTGTCGCCTCTGCGCGACCTCGAGATGAAGGCGAGCCTGCCGGCGCTGGTCCTGGCGCAGCGCTTCTACGGCACGGCGGCGCGAGAAGATGAGATCGTCCAGATGGCGGGCGACCCGCCGAACCCGCTCTTCATGCCGGAGCGGTTCAGGGGACTGGCACGCTAGATCCGACTGATCTGGACGCGGGATATCAACAGCGGGGGGCGGATGATGTCGGAAACGGCAGGTGGCGGCGCGTCCGTTCTTGAAGTGCCGGAGGTCGTCGTTACCCCGGAACAGGACCTTCCCTTGCCTCCGCCTCCGCCACCCGGAGAGGTGAACGACGACGAGCTTTCGCTCCTGGTCGACGGACGCATCTGGCGCGGCTGGGACGATATTGTCATCGCCCGCAGCTGCGAGCGCATGCCGTCCAGCTTCACCATCAGCCTGACCGAGCGCCTCCCCGGTGAGGCTGAGGGGCTGATCATCGAGCCGGGCGCCTCCTGCGTGGTCAGGATCGGACGCGACACCGTCTTGACCGGCTATGTCGACCGCTACGTGCCTTCGATCGACGCGGCGACCCATCGGGTCGCCATCATGGGTCGGTCGAAGTGCCAGGACCTGGTGGACTGCTCCGCCATCATCGAGAACCACCAGCTGAGCGGCCTGACGGTGCGGGCCATCGCCGAAGTGCTGGCGGCACCCTACGGCATCACGGTCTCCGCGCCGAAGGGCGACGGCCCCGTCATCCCGCAGTTCAACCTGCTCTTCGGGGACACCCCCTTCGACGTGATTGAGCGGCTATGCCGCTTCGCCCGGTTCCTTTGCTACGACGATGAGGAGGGCAACCTCGTGCTGTCGCCGGTTGGGACCGAGGCGCATGCCAGCGGCGTGCGCGAGGGTGACAACCTCCTTGCGGCGACTGGCACCTTCGGGGCGGACAACCGGTACAGCGAGTACCGGGTGCATCTGCTCTCCACCACTCCGCTCTTCCAGGGCGACCAGGCGGCGGGCAGTTCCGGGGTAGCGGCACCCGCCGGTACGGCGACGGATGAAGGGGTGAAGCGGCTGCGGCGCCTCTCGATGATCCTCGAACATGCCGGGCCAGACGATCCCATCGTCCTGGCAAAGCAGCGCGCCGAATGGGAAGCCGCCCGCCGACGCGGCCGCGCCGAGGTTCTGACGGCCCGGATTGACACCTGGAGGGACAGCGCTGGGGAGCTGTGGAAGCCGAACCGCCTCGTGACGGTGATGGTGGCATCCTGCAAGGTCCGAGCGGCATCGTGGATCATCGGCGAGGTGATCTACCGCCGCGGCGCGGGAGGCACATCAGCCGAGCTGATGCTGATGCCGCCGGCGGCCTTCGACCCGCAGTATGTGCCGTATCTGCCCTTCGACTTCCAGATTGCCGCGGCCGCCGCCCAGTCGCCGACCGTCAACCCGCGCGCCGGTGAGGGGCCAGGCCTATGACTGCCCTACGCAATCTTACGACGCGCGTCGGCATGCTCTTCGGCATCGGTCGGATCACCACGACGAGCACCGGCCGGGGCAAGGGGCGTGGCACGCTCACGGCCCAGGTTCAGTTCCCCAACACCGGGGAGGTCCGGGACGACACGCCCATCCTCTCCGTCTACGGGCTTACGTCCCGCCCTCGGCCGGGCGCTGACGCGGCCGTGCTGTTCCTGGGTGGCAACCGCGGCGCTGGCGTCGTGATCGCCACGGATGACGGGCGCTTCACCATCACCCTCGCCGAGGGGGAGGTCGCGCTGCACACCCATGACGGGAGCCATGTGCACCTCAAGCTCGACGGGAGGATCGCGATCAAGGCGGCCGTTCAGATCGAGATGGACACGCCCTTGCTGACCGTGACCGGGGATGTCGTCATTGGCGGCAAGCCCTTCCTCACCCATGACCACGACGAGCGTGGGCCCGGCGGTGGCGTCACGGGGCCGCCGCGATGAGCACCGTCGCGATCGCCTGGGACAACGGCACCGGGCGTGGCGACTGGGGCCGCGATGCCGACGGCAACCTGGCGCTCGCGGGGGACCTTGAGGCGGCCATCTGGGTCAGCCTCTTCACCGACCGCCGCGCGAAGCCCGACGACGCCCTGACCGACGGCACCGACGACCGCCGCGGCTGGTGGGCGGACACCTATGCCGAAAAGCCGATCGGCAGCCGCCTTTGGCTCCTGGACCGCTCGAAGCGGCTGCCCGAGACCCTGCGGCGCGCCGAGGAATACACCCGGGAAGCGCTGGCGTGGCTGATCGAGGATGGCGTGGCCGCCAGGGTGGACGTCACCGCCGAGTGGGCCGGGCCGACCTTCATGGTGATCCGGCCAGTCGTGATCCATCGCGATGGCCGCCGCACCGACCTTCGTTTCGAGTGGGCCTGGCAGGGAGCCTGAAGCATGCCTTTCGCCCGTCCCAGCAAGTCGGATCTGATCCGGCAGGCTTTGACCGACCTTGCCCAGAATATGGGGCTGCGTGCGGTGCTGCGGTGGCGCCCCGAATTCGCTATGGGGACCGCCTTGGCAGGCCTCGTGCAGGGGCTCTACGGCTACCTCGACTGGATCGCCCGGCAAGCCATTCCAGCCACCTCGACGGGGGAGAACCGCGCGGCCTGGGCAGCCCTGAAGGGTGTCTTCCCGAAGGAAGCCACCTATGCGGCTGGCACGGCCACCTTCGTCGGGGCTGCTGGTGCACCCCTGCCGACCGGAACCGGCGTTCGCCTTGCGGATGGCAGCGCGGCCTACCTGGTCACCGCCGGCGCCACCGTGGCCGGCGATGGCACTGTATCAGTTCCCATGACCGCCACGACCGCAGGGCCGGCCGGCAACGCGCCGGCGGGTGCCGCGCTGGTGCTGACCACATCGGTCGCCGGCATCGCTTCCTCTGGCGTCGCAGATGGCCCTCTGACGGGCGGCGCGGCGGCGGAGGATGTCGATAGCGACGAGTTCCTGACGCGCATGCTGCTGGCCTATGCCGAGCCGGCGCAGGGCGGCGCGGCGGGGGACTATGCCGTCTGGGCGCTGCAGGTGCCTGGCGTCACCCGCGCCTGGGTGAGCCCGAACGGGATGGGCCCGGGGACGGTGGTGGTCCGCTTCATGATGGATGCCGCGAACGCCGATGACGACGGCTTCCCCCAGGGCACGGACGGTGTGGCAACGGATGAGCCCCGGGACACGGCCGCGACCGGCAACCAGCTTGCCGTCGCGAACCACATCTTCCCGCTCCGTCCGGCGACGGCCCTGGTCTATGCGGCGGCGCCGTCGCCCTACGGCATCACCGTGACGATCGAAGACATGCAGGGAGACACCCCCGAGATCCGGGCAGCCGTGCAGGCATCACTGGTCGCCATGTTCCGCCTGCGGGGCACGCCCGGCGGCACGATCTATCCCTCAGAAATCGCGGCGGCGGTCGACGCGGCGTCGGGCGTGGAGCGCTTCACGCTGGCATTCCCGACCACCGCTATCACCGCCCCGGATGGCGCGCTGCCCGTCCTGGGCCTGCTGAGCTGGACCTGACCCGTGGTCGGGTATCAGGCGCGCTCGGTCGCGGCCTATGTCGCCGCGCTTCTCTCGCTGCTGCCTCGCGGAAGGATCTGGCCGCGCGATCCGGACAGCACCCTCGCGACCGTTGCCCGCGGACTGGCGCCCACGGCTCAGCGGCTGGACGAGCGCGGAGTGGCGCTGCTGGTGGACGCGTTCCCCAGGAGCACCGTGGAGTTGCTCCCCGATTGGGAGCGGACGGTCGGCCTGCCCGACGCCTGCTCCGGCCTGGCGCCTACGCTGCAGCAGCGGCAGGCACAGGTAGTTGCGAAGCTGATCGCGGTCGGCGGGCAGTCCATCCCCTACTTCGTCAGCGTGGCGGCGGCACTGGGCTACGCGATCGAGATCGAAGAGTTCGCGCCGTCGCGGGCTGGCGTCTTCAGCGCGGGCGATCCGCTCTACGGCGAGGCCTGGGCGCACGCATGGCGCGTGCACGCCCCTGAGGTGACCGTCACCTACTTCGTGGCAGGCGGCTCCTCCGCCGGTGAGCCGCTCGCGGCATGGGGCAACGAGGTCCTGGAATGCGTGCTGTCACGCATCAAGCCCGCCCACACCAACCTGATCTTCGCATACAGGAGCTGATATGAGGCTGATCAAAGGACCAACGGCGGTAGCCTCGCGGCCGGCGGTGCCGGCGCTGACCGGCATTGAAGGCTACTTCACCAACGGCAATCCGGGCGCCGGTGTGCCGGCGACGGTTGTGCCGGACTGGTGGCTGAACATGATGCAAGATGAGTTCCTGGCCATCCTTGGCGCTGCCGAGATCGCTCCGGATACGGCGGGTACCGTCAACAATCAGATCATAGCGGCCCTGCGCGCCATGTTCGGCGGCACCGGCTCCCTCACCGCCCCTGGATACATGCGGCTCGCGGGGGGGCTGATCATGCAGTGGGGGGCCGGCGTCACCGTATCCGACTTTGGCGTCGAGATCAGCTTCCCGATCGCGTTTCCCACGGCCTGCCTCAACGTGAGCGTCACGGATCACGGCACGACCGGCGCTTCTCCTGGCGATGCGCCCTGGCCGATCGCAGGGCACGTCGTGGACCGGTTCAAGATGCAAGCGCGCCATCAGGGCACTGCGGCTGGAGCCTTCTACTGGCAAGCGATCGGACACTGAGGGGACACCCATGACCGTCTTGTACAGCCCGAGCGTCGGCAGCTTCTTCGTGCAGGCGATCCACGGAAACGATATCCCCTCTGATGTGGTGGAAATTACCGCAGAGGAGCATGCGGCGCTGTTCGCAGCGCAGGCGGCAGGGCAGGTCATCCGGCCCGGCGAAGGCGGGAAACCAGAGGCCGTGACGCCGCCAGCGCCCCCTTCTGGACCTCCGCCCGTTCCAGCTTCCATCACTGCCCGCCAGGCTCGACTTGCTCTGCTGCAGGCCGGTCTGCTGGATCAGGTGGATGCGGCGGTTGCTGCTGCCGATCGAGCAGCGCAGCTGGAGTGGGAATACGCGACGACGATCGACCGCGGCAGCGCACTGGTCCAAGGCCTGGCTGCGAACGTCCCGCTGACCGACGCGCAGTTGGACGCGCTCTTCACGGTCGCAGCGGCTCTCTAGCCGCTCCCCATCCGTCCGCCTGACAACCGCGCGCCTCCAGGCTGCGCGGCGATACCGCATGCGAGGTGCCCATGAATGCCTTCTCCGCTTCGGTCGCACTGGACCCGGCCGGGACGCTGCAGAACCGTCTCGGCCGGGTCTGGATCGGCGACACGGCCGATGCCGTGGCGCAGTTCCTGAATGTCGTCCGCGCGCCGCGGCAGGTCGATGGCGTGGAGTTCCTGTGGCGCGGGCCAGATTTCATCGAGTTCACCACGCCCGGCATCCCGGACGCGGGAACGCCGGCACCCTTCTGGCGGAGCAAGTGGGAGGTGGACCAGGTCGGACGGTGGGCGGTCCGGGCAATGTCGGCGGAGCCGGCGGTTAAGCTCGACTGGCTCTTCTTCGACGTGTTCGCGGGCCCGGGCGACGAGATGGCGCCCGCCGGCGCGATGTGGGTCTCCGGAGACGGCTCCGCACTGACCACCGGCACGGGCGGGGTGCTCAGCGCCGTCCGGATCGACAAGCTGTCTGCAAGCGAGGCGCTCGCAGCCGGAGGGAAGCTGCCCTACGTCACGCCGGAGGGTGTGACCAAGGCACTCCCCGGCCAGGTGGTTCTGGATGCAGCCACGGAGGTGGTCCAACCCATCGCCGAGGAGGTGGGCTGGGACGCCCGGGCCGTGGAGCAGTCGCGCCAGGCGGTGGATGCCGCTCTTGCGCAGGCCCTCGCGCTGCTCAGCCCCTCGACCATCGCCGGCGCTCTCGGCCTCCCCATCACCGACTTCACCGATCCGCGCAACTCGGCGCTCCTGACCGTCATCTAAAGGATACCCCACATGGCATCGACTTCGATGTCCGTCCGCGATGCGGGCGGCAACCTGGTGAGTGTTGCCCAGGAGCAGACCGGCGACGTCCGCACGCCGCGCTCCGTGCCTGAGGTGGGCGGGGCGGCCGTCAGTGGCTCCAATCCACTTCCCGTGACCGGCGCACTCACGGATACGCAGTTGCGCGCGGCGCCTCTGCCGGTCCGCTCGGCCGGCAGCACCGGCACCAGCTTCGCCGAGAACCTGCCAGCGGTCGGCACGCTGGGCACGCTGCTGCTGACCATCCCAGCCAACGCAGCCCGCGCCTTCGCCTTCGTGGAGAACCAGTCAGCCGGGAACCTGACGCTGGTGGGCGACAAGGGCGACGACACGCAGGTTTGGCACCGCAAGCTCACAGGGGTCGGCGCGAATGCGCAGGGCGCGGACTGGTCCAGCGCCGTCTTCTTCGGCCGCATCCGCGTCTATGGCGCGGCCGGCGCGCAGGTTTCGGCGGGGGAGTTCTGAGCCATGCCGTTCGATGCAGTCTCCTTCGCGCTCGCGAAGAACCCAACTCCTGGCGTGTTCAACTATCGGCGCGACAGCCTGCCGCGCTGGAAGGTCGCGCGAGCCAAGGCGCGGATGGGCGAGGCGTCCCCCAAGCTCGCCTGTATCGGCGACAGCACGACCGCCGGTCTCGGCGCAGGCACGGGCGGGACGAAGTACACAGACGCGCGGGCACGCTCCATGCCGGCGCAGCTCGCCGCCATGCTGACCGCGCGTGACCCTCGCCTGAAGACAACATACGCGAATGTATGGGCCAACAGCGGGGACGGCGGCCTTGTCACGGGCAACCCGCAACTCAGCCTCGGCACAGGGTGGGCCAACAGCGCAGGACCGTCTCCGGGCGGAAATCCGTTCTCGTGCAGCACCAACGGCGCGGGCGCATTAGGCTGGGCGCCGCAGGTTCAGGCCGACACCATCGTCATCTACTGGGTCCGCAACAGCGGGACGGGCACGTTCACCCACTCGGTGGATGGCGGCGCGGCGAGCGCCCCAATCGCCACATCGGGAGCCAACAGCCTTCAAAGCACCAGCATATCCGTGCCCCTCGGTGTGCATTCCCTGGCGATCAATCGGGTGGATGGCGCCGGCACGGTCTATATCGCGGGCTTCGAGATGTTCAACAGCGCCGCGCCAAGCGTGCGGGTGCAGAACATGGGCCACTCCGGCAGCACCGCGGCCATCTGGGTCGCAGCGAATGTCGGGTATGCGCCCCTGCCTGGCGTCGCCACCTATGCCCCGGACCTCACAATCATCAATCTCGGCATCAATGACGTGCGGACGTTGCCGACGACCATCACGGACGGGACCTTCACCGCTAACATGCGGACCATCATCACGAACGCCCAGGTTTCGGGCGACGCGGTCCTGATGGTCCCGCACCTGGTCGTGCCGTCAGGCGGGTCGCAGGCCCTCGAAGTCATTCTGCGCGGCCTTATCTACGATCTTGCCGCGGAGAAGGACTGTGTGGTGGTCAACATGGCGGAGCTGCTGGGGACCTATGCGGCTTCCAGCGCCCGTGGGTTGTTCTTCGATACGCTCCACCTCAACGCGGCTGGATATGACCACACCGCCGGGTTCCTTGCTGACGTTCTGCTGCTCGCGTGACCGGAGCCTGATCGTGCCGCAGAGGGGGAGGGGTTAGATGCCTCTAAGGGGCGGCGCCGCGGCGCCCAAGGCTGAGATAGACATCGCGGCAGCGATCCAGCAGCTCACGGCGCAGGTCACTGAACTCGCCAAGGACACGGCCGCCGCCAAACAGCAGGCCCACGACGTGAAGGGCTACCAGCAGCAGCGCATAGCCGTTGAGCACCTGGCGGCGCGTCAGCCTGCCGCGGCGGCTGCAATCAGCGATGTGCCCGTGTGGCTGAAGATCGTCGGCGCCGTGGGTGGTGTGGTCGTGGCGGGCCTCACCATCCTCGGCATCATCTGGAACCTCGCGATTACGCCGGTTAACTCGCGGCTGGACTTGCTGGAGCGGAACCGCGTCGAGGCTACTGCCGCACTTACTGCTGCCAGTAACCGACTGCAGGCTGCCGAGGCTAAGATCGTGCAGACCGATACCGCAATGGCGACGGCCACCCGCATCCGGGACCAGCAGCAGCAGGCGCTACAGGATCAGGTGCGGGTTCTGGCCCAGGCCGACCAAGCCGGCACCGAGCGCATCGCCCAGCTTGCCCAGACCATCGCCGGACTATTGCCGCGGGTCGAAGAGATCCTGCGGCGCCAGGAGCGGCTGGAGAACCGGTTATCCGGACCACTACCGCGCAACGGCACAGACGAGGACACGCCGGCCGTGTTCATTCCGGCTGAGCGCGAGACCTGACCCGCCGCCCGGCGGCTCAGTCCGGGGGGACAGCTACAGTCCTTTGTCCCCTATGCGCTTCGTAGAGGCCAAGGGCCTCAGCACGTTCCGGGGACACCACGACGGATCGTTCTCCTTGGACAGTCTCGTAGTGCACGAAGACCACGGTTCGGGATCGAAGCGGGTCCAGAATGGGCTCGACCATGACGATGCGAGCGCTGCCCTCAGGCAGTGATTGCATTCCGCTGCTCCAAGTCTGCTTGCGTCAAGTTGGGCAGGCACAACCGGAGGTAGCATTCACATGTGTTAACCGCTGCCCGGCGGCACCCGGGCACCCCTGACAATTTGGAGAATAAGCATGCTCAACAGTCTCATCGAGGCTGCGGTGACGCAGATCATTGGCCCATTGCTGTTCGCGCTCATCAGCGCGGGCGGGGCATACATCGTGACCCTGCTGCCCGGCCCGCTGCGCGCCTGGCTGTCCAGCGGTACGCACCAGCGCGACATGGAACTCGTGCTGGGCGCAATGGGCCGCAAGGCGATCGAGCGGCTGAAGACCGGCACGCCAGCGTCTGCACTGCCCGCGCTCGTGGTTGAGGACGTGGTGGCCTACGCCAAGAGCCACCTTCCCGAGACCATCGCCAAGCTGGCGCCCGACGAAGCGGCGCTGCGGACTATGGCGGCCGCGATCGTCGCGAAGGTTACCGCCGAACTCACCACCCCCAAGGTCGTCGCGCCTGCGCCGATCGACAACGGCTGAATAGGAGACCCCCAGTGCTCGATATCACCCGCTACGACGACCATGCTGGCTATGCGCGCGGCACCCGTGGGGGCCATGGAGGCAAGGTTGTCGTCGTCAAAACCGGCGATGAGCTGAACGCTGCCGCGGCGGCGCGCAGCAAGGAGAAGAGCCCCGAGCCGGTGGTCTGGTTCGTGGATGGCGACATCACGGACGCCAACACCAAAGGATCGGCCATCGACATCAAGAAGCAAAGCCGCTGGAGCCTCATTGGTAACGGCACGGCCAAAATCACCGATGTCGGCGTGCATGTGGCGGATGCCTGCGAGGATTTCGTGATCGGAAACCTCTATATTGCGCGTGTAAACCAGGGCCCGAAGGATGCCATCGGCGTCGAGAAGAACTGTCAGATGGGCATCATCCTGCACAATCGCTGCCGCGGCAGCATGCAGGTCGACAAGGATCACTTCGATGGGCTCTGCGACCTGAAGCACAACACCCGGAAGATTGCGATAATCTTCAACGAGTTCTTTGACCATCACAAGGTTGGGCTAGTCGGCTCCAGCGACAGCGATATCGACAGCACCGAGATCACCTGGAACCATAACTACTACCACGAGGTAGGATCGCGCTGCCCGCTGCTGCGGGGCGGCAAGGGCCACTTCTACAACAACTACCTGAAGAACGTGGAGACCAGCGGCTGCAACATCCGCCAAGGTGCTGAGGCGCTGATCGAGAACAACGTCTTCGAAAACGTGCACGATCCGATCGTCAGCGAGGACAGCAAGACGGTCGGGCGATGGAATTTGAAGGGCAACATCATCGAGAACCCGACCTGGGGAAAGGTCGAGAAGGGCGAAGCTTCGGCGCAGGACGGAAAGAACACCACGGACTTCAAGGTGCCCTACACCTACGCGCTGCGCCCGGCTGATGAAGTGAAGGCCTTCGTGACCACCTGGGCAGGCGTGCTGCTGGACGGGAAGGGTGTTCCGGGGCAGGGGACGCCAGCCCCGCAGCCGGAGCCTGGGCAGCCGGCAGAGCAGGTGCCGCCGCATGTCCCGGAGCAGCCGGCCGAGGAAGAGCCGGAGGCGGTGGACCTTCGGCCTATCGCGGTCGCGCTGGACGAGGCCGAGGCGGCGCTTGCCAAGGTCCGGCGGCTGCTGGGGGCTGGGTGATGACCCCCGCCCTCCTCCTCACCCTGACGGTGGATCCGGCCCTCGCCTGGATGCAGGCGCTCGGCATCAGGTCAGACGACCGGGCGCGGGTTATGCTTCTGGCCATTGCTGGCCAGGAGAGCGGGTTTAGGCACCGTCGGCAGGTGCCGGTCGCGCACGCCATGGGCCTCTGGCAGTTCGAACGGGGCGGGGGCGTTACCGGGGTGCTGCGGCACGCCGCGTCGCGCACCGCTGCCTTGGCGGCCTGCGAGGCCTTGCTTGTGCCGGCCACGCCGGAGGCGGTGCACCCGGCACTGGAGCACAACGACGACCTCGCCTGCGTCTTCGCCCGGCTGCTGCTGTTCACCGATCCGCGGGCGCTGCCTGGGGTGGATCAGCCGGACGAGGGCTGGAATTACTATGTCCGCTGCTGGAGGCCAGGGAAGCCCCACCCTGCTACCTGGGCGGGCCACTGGCGGAACGCGCTAGAGGCTGTGGCGGGGGAGCGGGTGTTGGTCTGAACCGGGTGTTAGGGTCGAGATCGCCGGGCCTGCTCCGTGAGTTCGTCGCTCTAGCCGGCCGTATCAACGGAGGGCTGAACGGTGCCGAGGACCGGTGGGCGCTCTATCAGGCCGCGTTGGAGGCGTTGCGGTGAGTGGCGCGACCGCTTAGCGAAACCGGTCGGTCAGACCGGCTTGAACATGCTCTGCGCCGAATCGGAGTGCAGCCTGCCGTAGAACTCCATCGCATAGCGATCTGTCATGCCCGCGACGAAATCACAGACCACCCGCATCTGAGTATCCATATCGCCCTTTGCGGCCTCGTGTTGGTCACGGACATCCTGGGGCATAAGCAAGAACCCTCTCTCGCCAGCAAGGGCCGTGAAGATGCCCTTCACAACCTCGTATCCTCGATATTCAGGCAGGCTCACGCGTGAGGAGTAGATGGTGGCAACATAGGTGTACTGTTTGAGAACCTCCACTCGTTCTCTGCTCTCCTTCGAAAGCCTGACCGTGGATAGCATCGGATGAGCGCTGTTGAAGTCAACATCGGCTGAGTTGATGGCCTTCTTTACAAGTTCAGACGACAGCTTCGTGCGAAGGTATCCCGATGCTGCAATATTCCGGTGCATCCGATACACCTCACCGAAGTCGGACAAGTCGTCGATGTCGCCGTCTTCATCGGGCGCAAAGATTTCAGCGAACACCCTCAGTACGTCACGAGCGCTGAACGTGTAGCCAAGTTCCTTCTTGACCTTGTCTGCTACGGCCTGAAGCAGCTTTTCGCTGGACGACAAAATGGATGACGGCGTGAGGAAACCTGCCTTCAATGAGTCTTCAAGGTCGAATGTGGAGTAGGCGATGTCGTCCGCCACATCCATAACTGAGCATTCGACAGTCCTGAACTCCCGCGGCTTCCATTCCCTGACACCTGCCACCGCCTCCTTTATCCGCCGGACGAGGTCTGCCTCGGTGTAGTAATAGCCTTTAGCGAGCTTATCGCTTGGCCTTCGCGAACGAGGAATCTGTTCATCATACTTTAGAACGGCAGCCAACGTGCGAAATGTCAGACCGAGCCCCAGGGGCGAGCCGTCGGAACCTTTCACCTTTTTTTCCAGACGCGCGATGATCCGAAGGGTCTGAGCATTCCCTTCAAATCCACCGTGCTGCCGCATCAGATCATCGAGCGCACGCTCGCCATTGTGCCCGAAAGGAGGATGGCCAAGGTCGTGCAGCAGACTCGCTGTTGCGCAGAGTCTCTGGTCGATCTGCTGCTCGCGCGGCAGGTCCTTGAGATTAGCATCAACGTAGTTGAGCCTCTCAGCGATGCCTTCCGCAATCTGAGCAACTTCCAATGAATGCGTCAGCCTGTTGCGAAAGAAATCGGATTCGTGGCCTGGGAAGACCTGCGTCTTCCCCTGCAGACGCCGGAAGCTCGCACTATGGATTACCCTGCCGTAATCCCTGGCGAACGGCTGGCGCCAATTAGCGGCGCCGGCACCTTCCTCGAACTCCCTCGCGAAATCCCGGTCGCGGTAGAGCACAGCTCAGCCGTAGACCTTTTTCTTCGTCTTGTTGTTCTCCGCCGGCCTGGCGGCCTCTTGTTCTCTTTTCTTCTTCAGGTCGGCCACCACCTCGCGCAGCAGGGTGTTCTGGCCTTTGGCGATACGCAGGGCCTCATTGACTGCCGCATAACCTGACATGCCCAAGCTCCCATGTGCCGAACCAAAGTAGACGCCCTATAATCCCGATTCGGCAATGCTCCATAGCGGCTGCCGAAGCCCGGGATGACGAGCGCGTAATAGCCGCGGCCGATGAACGTCGGAAGAGGGGGAAAGCTTCGTTCTGAGGACTTAGGCCTTCCAGCCCGCCCGATCCTGCTAAACCCATCCGTGCCCGGCCAGACGCCCCTGATCCCCGAGCCCACCCGCTAAGTTGGCGTCGGGGTGTCGGCTCACAGACGCCCAGGTTAGATCCCTGTCAGATTGGTGGCGCTTGCACAGAGAACTGCCAGTCGGCGCCCGGCGCGGGCGCTGGCCGTCTGCTTCTTTTCTTCAGCGCCCCTCCCGCCGCCACTCCCACGGCGGCGTCCTCCGGCTCTCCGGCAGCGCCCACACGCCGCGGCGCGCCTGCCTCGCCTCATTCTCCAGCACCAGCAGCAACGGGTCATGGCTGTAGCGCCGGTACACCCAGGCGGCCCCGCGGCGGACCATCTCAGCATTCACATCCACCCGGCCGGCATAGATGCGCCCGACTGTCCGGCCATAGCGATCGGTGTCCTGCACATCGACCCGCACGTCGCGTCGGAAGGCGAGGTCTGACAGCGCCTGCCGGGCGCGCGTGCCGTATGGCTGCCGGCTTTCGGGGGTGTCGATCCCGGCTAGGCGGATCTTCACCTCCCGGCGCTCCGGCGTCAGGAGCGTGAGGGTGTCGCCGTCCGTGATGCCGACCACCCGGCCGCGCAGCTCCTCGGCCAGTGCAGGGGAGGCGAGGGCGAGGAGGAGAACCAGGGTGCGGATGAGCATCGGAAGGGTGTAGCGCGACGCGGTGAAGATGGCGTTGCTGCCGCTCACCGTTCGGCCGCCATCACATACGGCGCCGGCAGCCGCCCGTGATCCAGCCACGCATCCACCACCCGGCGGATCTCGGCGATGTTCCCTATCCCGCTCCATCGGCCGGACTTCCCGTGCGGGAACCCCTTTAGGCTGAACGTCAGGTTCGTGCCCTGCTTGTTGGAGAGGATCACCGCGCCTCGGTAGTCGTAGGTCGAGCCGTCGGTGTCGGTCGCGGGCTTCACGGTGCGGAGCGGGTGTTCAGGCATGGGGGCGGTATAGGAGAGGGCGCGGGCGCCTCGTAGCCCTGGCGCTGCTCATGAGCGGGAGCTAGGGTCTGCACCGTCTGGTCCTGGAAGTCCGGATAAAAAGCCGCTCGGCGGGTGAGGCCTCTCCTCATAACCCGCCGGGCGGCTTTTTTGCGTTCTGGGCTCGGCCTATCCGCATCTTCTTCGAACAAGATAACAACGTCGTGCGAGGGGCTTACCCGCGTAACCTAAAGTTGCGTCTGAAGAGACGCCGAAGCATGTTGCGCCGCAGCGCCGGGTACCGCGCGACTTCCGATCATTGTCCCCCACCCGCCCCTCCGGGTGGGGGTTCGGACTAGCTGTCTTGGCTCAGCGCAAATCGCTTTTCGGCACGAAGATTAGCACACATCTGCGTCCAAGCCGCGGCTGATCATCTTTGGTCCGCAGTGGGGGCAGTGGCAGTCCCCTTCGCAAGCGAGAGGCGAAGACGACACACATCAAATGAATAACCTCGTCCCGCGATAACGGTCCGACCGCTTCCAAACCGCCCGGTGCGTCCACTGCTTCTGCGTACCAAAGGGGCGAAGCTGTGCTCGGCGGCAAGTCCACACCCAGAGGCAGAGCTTGCCAAAGCCGAAGCCAAAAGCCGACTTGGCGGGCATCGCTCATGGTCATCCAACGTCCTCCTCAGCCATGACCGAGTTCGAGGTGCAGACTGCAGAACGTTCATCCATCCACGATACGGGCACCCTCGCGCCGCAACAGATGAATACCGGGATTTTAGGTCCTCAGTAATCACCCCCGTTCGACCCTCGGGGCGTAGGTTCGGATCACCCCTTATCGACCGCCACCACGACCCGCGGCACCCGAACCGGCTCCCCCATATCCAGCGAGCTGACCTCGACCGTGACGAGGAGCCCGGCATCGGCCGCCGCCTCGATCGAGTGGTTCAGTATCTCTGCCGCAGCTGCGACGGCTGCGGCCAACTCCATGTCCCGACGGACCCCAGAGGAAAGCTCCATGGTGGCTCCTACTCCTCGCGAAGCCCGCCGGGGTTAGGGGAGAAGTCGCTGGTGCTGTGCGGGAGGCGCGGCGGGCCCTGCATTATGACGTAGTTGGCGCGCGCCAGGTGGGCCGTGATGTGCTGCGCCATCCATTCCGCGTCCTCCCGCAGCTTCTTGCCCAGTGGCTTGCCGTTCAGGCCGAAGCGCAGGGCGTAGTGGACCGCCTGTGTGAAGTCGGCGGGATCGGCCGGGGTCAGGGGCTTGCCGGTCATTCCCGCTCCTCGAACGGCGCCTCAGCCGCCACAGCCCGCTGCCGGTCGGCGAATTCCTGCGCCGCCCCCCAGAGCCAGTCGCCTCGCTCCATCGAGAGCGACGCTAGCATGTCCTGCACGGCACGGTCGGCGCTGGCGGGTTCGCCCCCGGCTGCGACATAGGCGGCCACGGTCAGGCGCAGGCGCTCGACCTGCTCCGCGCCCCTCCCCGCGGCGTTGCGGTAGGTCGCGCCCACCACCCGCAGCAGCTCCACCGGCCAAGAGGAGCAGGCTGCCGGGCGGTAGATGTGCTCCCAGTTCATGCCAGGACCGGGGCGCCCAGATACCGGGCGAAGGCGTCCTGGGTGGCGGCCATTGCCCGAGCGGCGTTCTCGGCGTTGCGGCGGGCAGACTTCTCGGTGCTCTCGACCGCATCGATCGCTTCCACCGCCGCTTCGGCGCTCTCGGCGAAGCCGTCGCGCATCTCATCGAGCCAGGCCTGCACCTCTTCCGCATCACCCTGCTCGCGCAGGGTCTCCACCACCGCATCCACCTGTCGGGCCAT